GAAATACAAAACCGGATTATAAATCCGTAACATGTGAATTTGATGTACAAAAAGATTTCGAAAGAACGAAACCTAACTTAGGTTTAACACCTCAACAGGTAGCTGAAATGGCAAAACGTGGTATTCCCGTTTCTCCTATGAATGTAAATTTTATTGACGTTAACGGTGATGCCTCTTGGAATATTGAGCCTCAATTCCGTCGTGATATGGATATGGCAACCGCTTGGGAAATGGAAAAAGCTTCCCAGCGCAAAGCTCTCCAAATTCTTCGTCAGAAGAAATTTGGTGACAAATATATTAACCCTCAAAATAATTGATTATGGCAAATGTTGGAAAAGGCGCTGCTTCTGGTGCTGCTCTCGGCTCTGCTATTTCTCCCGGTTTAGGTACAATAATTGGCGGTATCGGAGGTGCTGCCGTTTCTGCTATCGGTAGTTTCTTTGGAAATAAAAGTAACCGTAAACAGTCAGCCGAGGCATTCGAGCGTGAAAGTAAATTTGCTCGTGAAGAACGTCTTGCACAACAGCAATGGATTGAACAGATGTATGAGAAAAACAACTCGTATAATTCACCTGCTGCCCAAATGCAACGTTTGAAAGATGCCGGATTGAATCCGGATTTGATGTACTCTCGAGGTGACGTAGGAAATGCAACCGCTCCTGAAGCTCCTGCACAAGCTCCTACACCTCGGTTTAATGTGATACCTACGAATACTTACGGACAGACTGCGCAAATTGCTGCTGATGCCGGATTGAAAGCTGCTCAAGCTCGCCTTGCTGAATCTGAAAGTAAGAAAACAGATACGGAAGAAAGTTTGCTTACAGCTGATTATCTGTTACGTAAAGCTCGTACTGAAAGTGATATTGAACTTAACAATTCGACTATTTATGTAAACCATGAACTCGGACAATTAAATCATGCTGAAGCTGAAGTTGCTGCAAAGAAACTTGAGGAAATTGATGTTGCCATGTCTGAAGCCCGTGAACGTATTAATACAATGAAAGCTCAACAATCACAGATTGATGAGAATATAGTTCAAATGAAGTTTGACAGATATTTGCGTTCTAAAGAATTCGAGCTTCTTTGTAAGAAAACATATCAGGAAATGAAGGAGAGTAATTCTCGTATAGCTCTTAACGCTGCTGAAATACAGGATATGATGGCTACCCAAATGGCTCGTGTGATGAATCTGAATGCCTCTACTTATATGATGAAAAAGCAAGGATTACTTGCTAGTGAACAGACTATGACGGAATTATATAAGCAAACTGGTATTGACATTTCGAATCATCATGCTAAGTTTAATTTTGACCAGGCTAAAGACTGGGATACAACCGAACGTCTCACCAATGTTGCTACAACTTGGATTAATAGTCTGTCATTTGCTGTCGGTCAATTTGCTGGTGCTACAACTTCTCTACAAAAAGGAGGTTTCCTTGGTAAATCCATGTCTCCTATCGGTTTTCGTTAATGATTAGCCGGGTGTTACCCGGCTTTTTACGATTTATTCAAAAATCGTACCGCTATAACTCGATAAGTATGTAGTAACTGACACACCCTCTAATCTCTGATTATTTCCACCGGAAAAGTTACGATTTGCCTAAAGTACGGCTCCCGTCCGTTAAAACTGTTTATTATGAATAATATCTATTGTGAAAACCCGAAAGTAATTTGGCATCCACATGCCTCCAAGCTAATACAAAAGTACCGCACATTTACAATGCCATCTGGTGTATATCATGGTTCCGTACTCCATGTTAACAAAAATCATGTCAATAAAAACAATATTGATAAATATACGATTGTCAACCCTGCTACAGGCGAAACATTTCCAATGTTTTTAATTGTCCCTTGTAACAAATGTGTTTTATGCAATGAAAAGAAAGCTCAACAATGGTCGTTTCGTGCCCTCTGTGAATCATATACCTCTAATAAACAAGCCTATTTTATAACTCTTACTTACAACAATGAACACTTGCCGAAAAACGGAGTATTTCCGGAAGAAATTCAACTCTTCTTTAAACGTCTTCGTACCAAACTGGACAGACGTGGCATTTCTCATAATCTTCGCTATATTGCAGTTTCTGAGTATGGACATTGGTCAAAACGTCCTCATTATCATATTATATTATGGAATTTCCCTGATAACTTCGAATCCGCGTACTCGAGGCTTACGCTTATTGAAAGCTGCTGGCGTCGTCCTACTGGCTGTTACAATCCTGACGGATCACCTGTTACTAGGTCTATTGGTTTTGCTTATTGTGTTCCTGTCATTAATGGTGGTATCAATTATGTCATGAAATATCTAGGTAAGAGAGAAAAGTCTCCTGAAGGAATGAATCCTACGTTCATGCTCGCGTCCCGTAAAAGTGGCGGTATTGGTTCCGCCTATGCTGAACAACTTCGTGCATTTTATGAACAGCAGCCTGATACATGTGATATGTCTGTTATTAATATATATACTGGTCAATCTCTTACTACTATGCTTCCTCGTTATTACCGTATGAAGTTTATGCCTTCTACGTCAATATGTTATGACCATAATTTTATTAAATACTTCAAGGATACAGTGCGTTGGTTTGAAATTGCCCGTTATCTTCATAAGCAATATAAACTTCCGTTTAAGTTCACTTATCCCGAAGAGTATCTTCGATTGGTTCGTATGACTGGCAAAACTCCGTATTATAATCCTTACAAAACTGTCGTGAATGATACATTTATAAAGTATTATCTTCCTCAATTTTTGTCCCAGGCCGTTTATGAGGATTTATACTGGAAATCATTTAGTTATGCGCTCGACTGTCTTTCTACCGCTCTTGTGTTTTTTGATTCCTCCCAAGTCCTGAAACATGAAAAATCACTACAAATGAATGTTCTTCAACAGGCTGCTATTAATGCCCGTATGTCTATGCGTGAAGAACTTAACCTTAAAAAAGCTTCTTATGATGTTCGTGAAAAGATGAATAAACATTATAGAAAAGAGAAGATTTAAACTAGATTTAACTACTGATTAACACTTTATTAACAATAGATTCCTTATCTTTGTAGTGTGAGAAAAAGGAATACTAATTTAATTTATGTGTTATGAAAAAGTATATTATTTTTTACCGTTTGGCTTTTGGTTATGATAATGTTCGTGTTGATGCTGAATCTTTATCGGATGCTATCTCTATTGCTGATGCTTTTAGTTTTAAATCTGGCGCTACTATTGTCGGCGTATGTCCTGAGTTTTTATTAAATGGTTGGTATCATGAATAAGTACACATTTATTTTTGAAATTTCATGGCGTGACCCTGAATCCGGTCAATTGAAACCGCATGAATATCGTAAGATGACTCAAATGTCTATTGATAATGCTCGCGCTTACGCTCGTCGTTTGTCTAATACTCAAAATGTTTTATCTGTTCGTTTTTATAAGGAGATGTATTAATATGTATAAAGGTGTTTTAAAATTCATTAAGAGAGAGACTCTCCATGAAGAATTTATAGTAAATATTGGTATTTTTAACCGTCCTTCAACTGCCGAACGTTTTCGCAAGCAATTGCAGGATGCTAATATAGGTTACGATGTTTTACTAATTCTTGAGAAATTATGAAAATTACTCCTAGTCAGTGGATTAAGCTCGTGCAGCTGATTTCCACATTTATTATTGGTGTGATTACTGCCCTTACAGTACAATCTTGTACTGCGTCTATGTCTGTTTTTTGGAAAAATTCCAACTCAAAACAGGATTCTAAGCAAACTACTCAACAGCGAGTAGATTCTATAACTATTAAACCTCAATTTTAAAAAATGGCACAAAACATTTTTGACGCTACATTTGATGCGAATAATCGTATAGACGTAAATTCTTTTGATTGGTCTCATGTAAATAACTTGACTACTGATTTTGGTCGTATTACTCCTGTATTTTGTGAGCTTGTTCCTGCCAAAGGGTCTCTTCGTATTAATCCCGAGTTTGGACTTGAATTGATGCCTATGGTATTCCCTGTTCAAACACGTATGTTTGCTCGTTTGAACTTCTTTAAGGTTACTCTTCGTTCAATGTGGGAGGATTATTCTGATTTTATTTCGAATTTCCGTGATGACCTTGAAGAACCTTATATTTTGCCTGACTCTTTTCGATTTGAGAAAATGTGTAAAACTGGTTCGTTAGGTGATTATTTAGGTCTACCTACTTTTGGAACTAAATCTTCAAAGGTTTATAATTTTGTTGATAATCCTTGTGCTGCTCGCTCACGCACCGTTTCATCCTCTGATTTAGATAAGGTTATGGCATCGGTTCGCTCTGGTCATGGCTTCCCTGATAGTCTCTGTGCTTCTACCTTTACTCCAGGTGTTTCGAAAATCGTTTCGTTCACTTCTACAAAGTCCTCTAATCCTATTGCGTCTGATATTATTCAGATTGGAGTTGATATTACCATTTCTGGTGGTGATTCTGCAGCTTTTGACGGTGCACAAGGTTATTTTGTTTCTCTTTCTGAAGATAATAAATATCTTTTTGATGTGCCAATTACTTTAAAGTCTGAAAAAGGTGTTATTATGGCTCATATTAGTTCTGTTGAAGCATCTAAATTTGGCTCTTCTTATGGTATTCCGCTTGTTATTGTTAATCCTTCTAATATTACGGATGTTATTAGCTTTGATAATGTTAAGTTTTCTGTAGTTTACACAACTTATTCTTTACAGTCAGACGTATCTTATCTTACTTATCCGTTTGCTACTGAATCTCGCCCGGATATTTCCCGTTTATTGGCTTATCGTTTCCGCACTTATGAGTCTGTATATAATGCGTATTATCGTGATATCCGCAACAATCCATTTATAGTTAATGGTCGTCCGGTTTACAACAAGTGGTTGCCTACTATGAAAGGAGGTGCTGACACTACACTGTATGAGCTTCATCAGTGTAATTGGGAACGTGACTTTTTAACTACTTCTGTTCCGAATCCTCAACAGGGTGCGAACGCTCCTCTTGTTGGACTTACTGTTGGTGATGTTGTTACTCGTTCTGAGGATGGAACTTACTCTGTACAAAAACAAACTGTTCTTGTTGATGAGGATGGCTCTAAATACGGTGTATCTTATAAAGTGTCTGCAGATGGTGAACGCCTTGTCGGTGTTGATTATGACCCTGTTTCGGAAAAAACGCCTGTAACAGCTATCAATTCTTATGCTGAATTGGCTGCCCTTGCGACTGAACAAGGTTCAGGCTTTACAATTGAAACTCTCCGGTATGTTAATGCTTACCAAAAGTTTTTGGAACTTAACATGCGTAAAGGATTTTCCTACAAACAAATTATGCAAGGTCGTTGGGATATTGATATTCGTTTTGACGAGTTGTTGATGCCTGAATTTATCGGAGGTATCTCTCGTGAATTGTCTATGCGTACCGTTGAACAAACCGTTGATCAGCAAAATGAAAACTCTCAAGGCCAATATGCTGAAGCTCTTGGCTCAAAAACTGGTATTGCTGGTGTTTATGGCTCTACACCTAATAATATTGAGGTTTTCTGCGATGAAGAATCTTATATTATTGGTTTGTTAACTGTAACTCCTGTACCTATTTACACGCAATTAATGCCTAAGGATTTTATATACAACGGTTTATTAGACCACTACCAGCCGGAATTTGACCGCATAGGATTTCAGCCTATTACGTATAAGGAAATTTGCCCAATGAATGTTGTTGCAAATGACAGTGCTAATCAATTGAGTAGAACGTTTGGCTATCAGCGTCCATGGTATGAATATGTAGCTAAATATGATAATGCGCACGGTTTGTTCCGAACGAGTATGAAAAATTTTGTCATGTCTCGTGTGTTCTCTGGGCTTCCTCAACTCGGTCAGCAATTTTTACTTGTTGACCCTGATACGGTTAACCAAGTATTCAGCGTTACCGAGTACACGGATAAGATTTTCGGCTACGTGAAGTTTAACGCTACCGCTCGATTACCAATTAGTCGTGTTGCGATACCGCGATTAGATTAAGAAAATAATTTTTTCTTTTTTTCTTCCGACATTGCATTTCTCTGGCATGTGTGTGCGACTTGCTCCAAGGGTTCTAGTAGTAATAATTGTTAAATATTAGAACTCTGTTATAATATTTAATCAATTATTAGCACTAGGTTCATTGGACTTGTCGCGCGCGCATACCTATCTTTGCAATTTCGTAAGATTAAAAGGGAAAAGTATTTTCCCTCTGCGTGAAACGCAAATTAATAGCAACTCTGTTGCGTGCGTCAGGGATAGTAGGCGAGTATCGGAGTGAAACGGAGATATGTTTGAGCCGGATAGCCCGCCCGGACGCCCAAATAAATATTAAAATTTTAAATTTTACAATTATGGCTAGAAATACAAAACCGGATTATAAATCCGTAACATGTGAATTTGATGTACAAAAAGA